ATCCTGGTGACCCTGGCCGGGACCGGGGTCCGCATCGGCGAGGCCACGGCCCTCCAGGTGGGCGACGTCGACCTGGGCCGCGTGCCCCCGACGCTGACCGTCTCCCGCGGCTGGGAGTACACCGGCGGCCCGGACGACGTGCTCGGCGCACCGAAGACCGCCCGGGGAGCGCGGACCATCGGCCTCGGCGCCGACGTCGTCGCCTACCTGCGGCCCCTGCTGGGGCGTCCGTCCGATGCCTGGCTGTTCGAGGTCGACGGTCGGCGCGTGACCGAGCGGACCCTGCTCCCCCTGTGGAACCGGTGGGTCGTGGCGTCCGGGATCACCAAGCGGCCGCGACTGCACGACATCCGACATGGGCACGCCTCCTGGATGATGGCCCGGAACTACCCCCTGAACGACCTGTCCCGGCGCCTCGGGCACGCCTCGATCAAGGTCACCGCCGACGTGTATGGGCACTTGAGTCACGACGCCCAGACCCGAGCCGCGACACTGGCCGACATGGGACTGGGCGCCGGGCCCGGGCCCCGGCCAGGACTGGAGGCCGCGAGCGGGTGAAGTCTTGCCCGCCGCCCGACGCTGTCACGGATGTGTGTGACAGTGGTCACCGAGGGCCGGGGGCGGCAGGGGCGTCGCCACGTAGGTCGGGCGCCCAGAGTGGGGACCACCGTGCAGGCGTTCGACCTCGCCCGACGATTCGGGATACGCGTCTACGAGGTCGAGGACCTCGAGCCCGATGTCGTCTACGTAGAGGGCCAGAGCCTCGGCTTTATCCGGGCCGGTCTGTCTCCGTCTGATCGTCGATGGGTGGCCGACTGGCTGCTCTCGGCGGCTCTATGTGACCTGTCTGGCCTCGCCCCTTAGCCGTGGTGGGCTTCGCTGCGTCGTCACCGGTCTCACGCTCCTCTGCTATCGCACGGATCAGCTGCGTGATCGCAACCTGTACCCGACCGGAGAGGAGATGCACCTCGTCGGGCATGGCGTAGGGCTCGCGCTCTGTGCGCGTCTGCCCGACCTGCCCGGCTACCGTGCGCACGTCGATACCCAGGGCCTTGGCAACGGCGGTGATCGTCGCGTGCTTCGGTGCCCGGTCGCCGAACATCATGGCGGAGACGGTCGTCGTGTGGACATGGGCACTGATGGCCAGTTGCCGCATCGACGCCCGCACGGTCTTAACGTTCGGGTCGACGAAGCCGGCCTGACGCATCCACGAGGCCCACGGTTCGGGTGCTTCTCTACTCACGTCTACGGACCTTCCTCGCGCGACACGCCGACTGTCTAGCCCCCAGCGTAGACAGAGCGTCTACAAATTCCAACCATGTAAGCAGGTCAGCGTGCACAACTTCACCCCCCAGGTTGTAGACACCAGCGTCTACATCGTCTAGTGTCTTGTGCAACAGCAGACATCGCGTCTACGCTGCAGGAAGGTAAGCACCTGATGCTCATCATCGAAGGCAGGTTCGACGTGAAGCTCATCTCACCCCAGGCGTTCGCCGACTACATGGAGTTCCGCGGTCTGACCGTCCGCAGCCTCGCCTACAGGGTTGGCTGCTCCCGCTCCGTGATCGGGCACCTGCGATCCGGCGAGCGCGACACCTGCAAGCCAACCACGGCCAAGGCCATCGAGAAGGCGCTCAACGCCCCCCCGGGTTCGTTATTCGTGGGCAAGGTGTCTCGTGTCTCGCGCGAGGTTGGACGGGCCGCCTGATGACCGCCATCTCCTACGACATCGCCGATGCGGCTGCCGCGACCGGGTACTCCACCGACGTGATCCGACGGGCGATCAAGTCCGGCGAGCTTGTGGCCCACTACCCGACATCCAAGGGCGTCATCACCGCCGAGGACCTGCGCGCATGGATCAACCGCGCACCGACGGAGCGTGCCTCATGACCCCGACCTGGTATCCCGAGCCTCTGACCCCTGCCGAGCTCGCGGCTGCCGTGGTCGCCTCCGATGTGGCGGGGACCGTCGAGGCCGCGACGTGGGACGACGTGTGGGCCACCGCGCTCCCCGAAGACGATCGGCGGGCGTGGCGATGAGCGCCGCGCAGCCTGACCTCCTCGACTTCCTCAACTACCTCGCCGCAGCACCCCGTCCGCCTCGTGGCACCTCGGTGAACCTTCGCGCAGTTCATTCGGACTGGCGACCCTCCCGCGTCTCGGCCCGCGAGTCCCTGCGCCTGGCGATCAACGAGTGCGCGCGGCTCCACGAGGACCGGGTCCACATCAGCCTCTTCCGTGACCTCCTGCCGCCCACCGTCCCCCCGCCGGCCATCGGTGCCGCGATCAACGCCTGGACCAAGGCGGGCTACCTCGAGCTGACAGACGTGCTCGCCCCGATGGGTGGGACCGCCGGCAACGCGAACAAGTGGTCACCCGTCCGCCGTCTGGTCCGCCCGATTCCGCCCGACCTCGACACCCGCACCACCCGCTGAACCGAACAGGAGACCGACCATGACCCCCCGCCGCATCCTCATCGCCCTGGCTGTCGCCGCCGCCTTGGCCGTGCCGTCCGCTGTCGCCCTGGCGTGTGAGCCGACACCGAGCCCGAGCCCGACGCAGAGTCCCACGCCGACCCCGACCCCGACGCCAACCCCGACGTCGACGCCGACGGTCACGCCGACCCCGACGGTCACGCCGACACCCAGCCCGACACCGGAGCCGAGCCCATCACCGACCCCCAGCCCGACACCCACGCCCATCCCGACATCCACCCCCAGCCCGTCCCCAACACCGGAGCCGACACCGGAGCCCACGTCGTCCGTCACGCCACCGGCACCTCAGGTCGCTGTGGTCCCGAGGGGCGCTGTAGCGGCTGGCGACGGCAGCACGAGCTAAACCCGCAAGCCCTGACCGCCCCCGCGACCGAAGGATCACCATGAGCACCGACCCCGCGCGCATCCCCGCCGACTACAGCTTCACCGTGTTCCCGCCGCGGCACCGGGCCGTGATGGATGCCGACAACGCGTGGCGCAACCTGGTCGCGAGGACGACGCCCGCACCCGTCCGCGAACAGGGTCGGCACGTCAACCCCGACGTCGCCCTGTGGGTTCATGCCGCTGAGGACAACGCCCGCGTCCTTGACATCATCCGGGACGCGCGATGACCGGCGAGGACTTCGCGGTGTCCCTTGAAGTGGAGCGCCACGACGAGGCGACCCAGTCGTCCCTCGCAGCCCTCGACGCGGAGGAGGCGTGCCTCGAAGACACCATCCGGGCCGGGATCGCACGGGACATCCGGGCGTACTCGGATCAGCTGACAGAAGGCATACGTGAGCCAGTAGTGCCGACCATTCGGCTCATCCTCGCCCACGCCGCCGAGATCGCATCGGGGGCGACGTTGTGAGCGCGCCGACCCTGTTCGACGTGGTCACTGTCCTGATCACGGCGCTCTGGGCGCATATCGACGCAGAGGCGCGCTCGTGACCGCCCCGACCGATCACCTCGCCGCCGCCCGTGAAGCCCTGGACTGTTCATACCCGACCAGTAGTTCGACTGCAGCCGCGTACCTCGCCCGCGCACAGGTCCACGCCACCCTCGCCGTCGCCGAGGAAGCCCGGACGGCGAACCTCATCCGCGCGCTCGACTACAACATCGGCCACGCCGCCCCGGACGAACGACGCGCCGAGATCGTCAAGCGACTGTGGCCGACCCAGGGCGAGACAGGAGCCACATCATGACCACCGAGATCAAGGACACCGCCGGCACCGAGGACGTCCATGTCCTGCGCACATACACAGACGGGGACGTCGGGTTTCGGGTCCAAGACGACCGTCAACACTTCTGGGCGTACATGGACCGCGCCGACTTCCTGGCCGCCGTAGAGGCCGAGTTGGGCGTCCGCCTCGTGCCTGCTGACGCCATCGTGATCGACCGGGCCGACCTCGCCCCCGTGCGCGTCGAGGGGGACCGTGCCGTCGCTGACGGGGCGTCCGATCCATACAGCGCCTGCCTGAATGCGAATCCGAACTGGGCGTGGCAGTACGCGCTCAACGCCATCGCCGTCTCCGAGTACCTCAATGCCCACCCGCCGACACCGCCCGTGGACGAGGCGCAGGTCGAGACGCTGCGCGAGGTCCTGAGTGCGGCCGACAGCGAGGGCCTGTTCGAGTACGACGTCCGCGACTTCGCCCGCCGTCTGATCGCCACCGGCAAGGTGTCGGTCCAGCCATGACCGCAACCCTCGGACTCCCGGCCGTCGTCACCGAGGTGGGCATCTACCTCGACATGTCAGACGAGACGTACCACAGCGACCCTGTCGCCGGCGGTTCGCTCTCATCCTCCGGTGCGCGGACGATCCTCAAGTCCCCCGCCCGGTTCGCCTGGGAACGCACGCACCGCGTCGAGAAGACCACTTACGACGTCGGCCACGCCGCCCACGCGAAAGTCCTCGGGACCGGCATGGAGGTCGCTGCCATCCCCGAGGCACTCCTGGCCGCCAACGGAGCTGCGAGCACGAAGGAAGCGAAGGAGTTCATCGCCCAGGCGCGCCTCGACGGGAAGGTCCCGCTCAAGGGCGACGTCATCGCGGAGATCGACGCCATGTCTGAGGCGGTCCTCACGCACCCGACCGCGCGCGTGTTCCTCGAGCAGCCCGGCCAGCCCGAAGCGTCCGGCTTTGCGATCGACCCCGAGAGCGGCGTGTGGCTCCGTATCCGACCCGACTACCTGCCCGACCGGCATGAGGGCCGGACCGTTCTCGTGGACCTCAAGACCGCCGTCTCAGCGGACCCGGACGAGTTCGGCAGGTCCGCCGCCGCCTACGGGTACCACCAGCAGGACGCCTTCTACCGCCGCGGTCTGACGCTCGCCCGCGGCGATGAGGACGTGGCGTTCGTCTTCGTGATCGTCGAGAAGGAACCGCCGTACCTCGTCTCGGTCGTCGAGCTCGACGCTGAGGCCCTCCTCATCGGGCACGACCGGAACCGGCGCGCCATCGACACCTACGCCGAGTGCAACCTCAGCGGCGAATGGCCCGGGTACAGCACGGACGTGGAACTCGTCTCGCTCCCCCGCTGGGCCTCATACCAACACGAACAGGAGTACGGGGAATGAAAATCGTCAGGCTCACCGCAGAGAACGTGAAGCGCCTCAAGGCCGTCGAGATCACGCCTGACGGGACCGTGCAGGTCATCACCGGCCGCAACGCGCAGGGCAAGACGTCGGTGCTCGACGCGATCTGGCTGGCTCTCGGCGGCGGCGCAGCGTCGAAGGGCACGGTCCGCCCGATCCGCGACGGCGAAGACAAGGCGAGCGTCCGCCTCGACCTCGGAGACCTCGTCGTCACCCGCACCTGGACCGGCGACAAGACGGCCCTCACGGTCACAGCCGCCGATGGTGCGAAGTACACCAGTCCCCAGGGCGTCCTCGACGCGCTCGTGGGGCGCCTGTCCTTCGACCCGCTCGAGTTCACCCGCCTGTCGGCCCGCGACCAGGTCACGGCGCTGCTCGACCTCGTGAACCTCGACGTCGACCTCGACGTCCTGTCCCGTCAGCGACAAACCGCCTACGACAACCGGACCGAGATCGGCCGGCAGGGGAAGGCCCTTGGGGAGATCGACAAGCCCGTGCCGGCGCCCGCAGAGGAGGTCTCAGCCTCCGACCTCATCACGCAGATCCGCGATGCCCAGTCGCTCGTCGCATCACAGGCCGCCGAGAGTGACGCGCTGGATCACGCAGAAGAGCAAGTCGGCGCCCTCCGGCTCGATCTCGCGAAGTGGGAGACGGCGGTCGGCCTGCACAAGGCGAAGGTCGACGGGCACCGTCCCGTACCTGACATCGCCGCGCTCGAGGCCGACCTCCTGACGGTCGAGGAGACGAACCGTGCCGTCCGGCGCAACGCCGAGATCGCCAAGGCCTCCGCACGCAAGGCCGACCTCCTCGCCCAGTACGCGACCCTCACCGACAAGATCACGACCCTCGACAAGACGAAGGCCGACGCGCTCGCGACGGCCACCTTCCCGATCGACGGTCTCGGCTTCGACGACGACGGCGTCACCTACCAGGGCCTGCCGTTCGCGCAGGCATCCAGCGCGGAACAGATCCGCGTGTCGCTGGCGATCGCGATCGCGTTGAACCCGAAGCTGCGGGTCATCCGGATCCTCGACGGGTCTCTCTTGGACGCCGACAACATGGCCCTCATCGAAGCGATGGCCGCCGCGTCGGACTACCAGGTGTGGATGGAACGTGTCGGGGACTCCGACGAGAACGCCGTGATCATCGAGGACGGGCAGGCTGTGTGATGACCGCCGACGTTCTGGCGTCCGACCCCGAGCTCGTGATCACGGAGCCCGGTCTTTACACGATTTCTGACGCGGCGTACCACGCGGATCCCGTCCCGGGCGGGTCGCTGTCGTCGACAGGTGCACGGCACCTGATCACGTCCTGCCCCGCCATGTTCAACCATGAGCGGAACAACCCCGAGAAGCCCAAGAAGGCGTTCGACCTCGGGCGCGCCGCACACGAAGAGGTCCTTGGCGAGGGTGGCGGCATCGTCACCGTGAATGCACCGGACTGGCGCACGAAGGCCGCACAGGAAGCACGGGATGCCGCCTACGCCGAGGGTCTGACACCGCTGCTCGCATCCGATGTCGAGGTCATTCACGCGATGGCTGATGCGATCCGCAACCATGAGCTCGCGTCTGCCCTGCTGAACCCCGATCACGGAGTGCCAGAGCAGTCCGGCTTCTGGCTCGACCCTGAGACGGGCGCGTGGAGGCGCCTGCGCGTCGACTGGTTCCCTGACCGTCGATCGGGCCGGACCATCGTCCCGGACTACAAGACGTCCGTCTCTGCGGACCCGCAGGAGTTCGCGAAGGCGGCCGCGAACTTCGGATACCACCAGCAGGCCGACTGGTACCTGGACGGGCTCAAGACGCTCCGCGGCGACCCGGATATGGCCTTCGTGTTCATCGTTCAGGAGAAGACGGCCCCGTATCTGGTGTCCGTCATCCAGCTCGATGCGAACGCCATGGAAGCCGGCCGTCGGCTCAATCGCCGTGCGCTGAGCATCTACGCCGACTGCACCCAAACCGGTGTGTGGCCTGGCTACACGAGTGGGGTCGAGGTCGTCGGCCTCCCCCGTTGGTACCTGAACCGAATCGAGGGAGACCAGTGAGTAACCGCGCGAGTACCGATGTTGTCGCTGTAGGCCAGGCGAGCACCGCACTGACCATTGAGCTCGACCAGACCGAGTTCACACCCGACCAAGTGGCTGTCCTGAGCCACCTCGGAGTCGACAACGCGTCTGAGGGTGACCTCAAAGTGTTCTTCCACGTTGTGAAGCGCACGAAACTCGACCCGTTCGCCCGCCAGATTTACATGATCGGCCGGAACACGTTCAACCAGCGGACGAACAGCTGGGAGACGAAGCAAACGATCCAGACGGGCATCGACGGGTACCGGCTCATCGGACGCCGCGCCGCCGACGTGGCCAGGGAACCGATCGACGTCCGCGCGCCGAACTGGGCCCATCACGACAGCGGGTGGCGTGACGTGTGGCTCCGAGACTGGGGCAACCCCGTGGCCGCGCGTATCACGGTCATGCGCAACGGGCACGAGTTCACGGCCGTGGCCCTCTTCGACGAGTACGCGCAGACGAAGCGCGACGGCGGCCTGACGTCGATGTGGGCGCAGCGACCCGCGGGGCAGATCGCCAAGTGCGCTGAGGCTCTCGCGTGGCGGATGGCTTTCCCGCAGGACCTCGCCGGCCTCTACGTCGAGGAAGAGCTGCAGCATGCGGACTTCATCGAGGGTCAACCGTCGTCGGTGACTGCGCCCGTGACAGCGGCGGAGATCCTCGGAACCGGCACCCCTGTCGAGGCGAAAGATGCCGAGGTCGTGGGAGAACAGCCGACTACCACCCAGATCACCCCGCAACAGGAGGCGATCCTGCAGGCGAAGTTCAAGGCCGCCGGGATCATAACGAAGGCCGCGATGCTTCGGTACGCCGTCGAGACGGTGGGCCGCAGTCTGGCGTCGGCGCGGGAGCTCGACACATCCGAAGCGGACGCGGTAATTGCATCACTCGAGTCCTTGCCTGGGTCTGCGGTGGTGCCGTCGTGAGCGCTCCGTCAACCCAGACGCAGACCGCCCAGCTGTGCGTCGACCTGGACCGGAAGGCCCGGGAGTACGAGCAGATTGCGCGGGCCCGCGCTGACGCGGAGGTCGACTTCAAGGCCGGCCGGGCGCGCCGGATCCTCACGGCCCGCTCGGAGGGTGCGAAGTCGATCGCTGAGGCTGAGATGCAAGCCGCAGCGGATCCGGCCATCGAGAGGCTGTGGCGTGCCCATCTGATCGCGGATGGGATCGCGGATGCGGCGACAAAGTCGATCTTCGCGCTCAGGACGCGGATCGAGTTTGGGCGGTCGCTGATCGCTACGGAGCGCGCGGCGGACTCGCTGTACGCGCAGGGCACGAGTGGTGCGACGTGACCGTGCTGACGCGTGCGATGCGACACCTGGTGATCACCAGGGACCTGGGCCGCTGCGTCCGGTGCGGGCTCTACGTGTGTGACCCGGAGACGTTCACGCCCCGGCACCAGTTCTCACTACAGCACCGGCGAGCTCGCGGCGCCGGCGGATCGAAGGACCCGGTGACGAACTCCCCCGTGAACCTGATCGTCCTGTGCGGGACGGGCACCACCGAATGCCACGGATGGGTGGAGTCGCACCGTGTCAAGGCTCAGCGTCTAGGGTTCGCGGTCGCCCAGTGGCAGGACCCCGAGCTGGTCCCGGTGCAGCACTGGCTGCACGGGCCGGCGTTCGTGACCGCCGGCGGGTGGGTGCCCATCGGTGTGGGCACGGAGGGCCTGAGGGTCGCCGCGGCGCACCTGCGGGCCGTGTGCGTGGCCCGGGGGATCCCGGTGGCACCTGAGGACGAGTCGTATGTGCGGCTGTCCGTGGCGCTCTTCGACGCGGTGCGTGAACTGGTGGAGGTGCAGTGATGGGTGAGTCTGAGGTGCGGTTCCGCCATCCGGCCGGGTCAGCGTGGACGGACCGGGATGATGCGGCGTTGGCCGCGTTGGCCGCGTGGGCTGCGGGAGCGCGCGAGCTGGTGCCGTGCGCGGCGTGCCGGTGTCTGATCGTCGCGGGTACCCCGTGTGTCTGGTGCTCGACGAGTGGGCGTGTGTCGTGACCGCCGTCGAGCGACTGGACGAGATCGAGGCGCGGGCTGCGGCTGCGACCGAAGGACCGTGGGAGTGGCGCGGCAACGCCGACTACCACTGCATCCGCCTCATCACCTGGAACCACCGCCACGAGGGCCAGAGGATCGGCCAGGTCACGGTCATGGACTTCGCCAGGGCGGGGATGCAGGGCGCCGAGCCTCGGTTCCGCGACGAGGACCTGATGATGCAGCGCGGCCGGGACCTCGTGCGATTCGAGGTCTGCCACGACGCCACCACCCGCCAAGATCAGCGGGTCTACCGAGGCGACATCGACGCGCTCCGGCATCCCGACGCCACCTTCATCGCTGCCGCCCGCCAGGACGTCCCGACCCTGGTCGCTGCCCTCCGCGCCGTGCTCGCGGCGTTCGACGCCCCCGGCACCCCCGAGGTGGCTATGTTCGCCGCCGAACTGATGCCCGCCATCACCGCCGCCTTGGACGTGACCTCGTGACCGCCGCCGACTGGGTCCTCATCGTGTCTGCCTTCCTGCTCGTCGTGTACCAGTTCAAGCGTCCGATGGGCCGGCCATGAGCGGCGCCGAGAGTCGCGAGGTCCGTTTCCTTGAGTGGCTGTCGGGCCGCGTCCTCGTCCGACTCGCTGTCCTGGCGAAGCGGCGCGGGGATGACCACGAGGCCACCCACTGCGCCGCCGCTTTGGCGGTCGGCAACACGGGCGCCCACCACGAGCCGTGCATGCTCGTGACTCACACCGGCGGGCGTGCCGTGATCGAACTAGCGCGGCGACTGGCCGAAGCGGGTGGCTCCCGATGACCACCGACCGCGTCCTCGCCATCGTCGCCGCACTCCTGCTCACGGGCGGGCTGGTCCTCCTCGCTGCCGGCATCTGGGCCGGGGAAGACCGAGGTACGAGGTGAAGGCGATCACTGTTCGTCAGCCGTGGGCGTGGGCCATCATCCACGGCGGCAAAGATGTCGAGAACCGGTCGCGGAACCTGGCCGGGTCGTATCGCGGGCCGGTCGCGATCCACGCCGGGCTCGCACCATTCGAGCAGCGCAACATGGCGAGCCGCGCGCACCGAGCGGCCTGCGGGTCCGAGACCTCCGCCGAGATCCTGTTCGGCGCGATCATCGGCGTCGTTGACCTCGTGGACGTGCACCGTGTGCTGCAAGACGACCTTGGGCGCATCCGCTGCAAGACTACGCAACCCGGAGAACCGTGGGGCCAGGCGTGCTCCGCGTGGGCGATGGAGAACGACTACCACCTCGTCCTCGCTAACCCGCGTCCGCTCGCCCGTCCGATCCCCTACCGGGGCCGCCTCGGACTGTGGACGCTCCCAGACGACGTGCTCGCATGATCCGCGCCCTTCGTGTCGCCGTCGTCATCCTGGCCGCCCTCGCCGTGTCCGTGGTCGTCTGGCCGTCGCCTGGGTTCGGTGGGCGGGGTGTGGTCGCCGTGGTCGTGGTCGCGGTCGTCGCCGGCTATTCGTGGCAGGTCGCACGTCAGCGAGATGCCGCACGGCGTGCCGTCATCGCCCGCATGCTCGCAGCCCGCCGCATCACGAGTAGGGGCGGTGCGCGATGACCGCCCCCTACGCCCCCGGCGACACGATCCGCGTCCTGCACACATGCGCCGGTCACAAAGCTGCGCGCGGGACGTTCACCGTCGAGCGCGTCAAGGCCCTCACTGACGGCACGTTCCGGGTCACGACCACCCGCTGCGACGGAACACAGATGGACGTCGAGGTCGACCGCCTGCGCAAGGAGAAGGTGCAGGCGCCATGACTCCCGCCCGGTTCGACCTGCCCGGCTTCGTGGACGTCGCGGTCCCGTACTCCGGCCCGTGCGCGTTCTGCGGTGGCCCCGAGGCCAGGCACCGGGTCCTCGACGCCATCGTCGAGAGGTACCGCGCCGGGGAGTCCATCACGGACATCGCCTTGGACTACCGGAAGACGGTCAAGGTCGTTGAGGCCATCTGCGGCCACTGGTCCGACACAGGACAGAGGTGGGTCGCATGAGTGAGCCGACGACCGACGTGACCGACCTGCTGACACTCCTCGACGACATGGACCGGATGCGCACCATCGCCCCCGAGGTCTTCGACGACCCGATCGTCACTTCTGCAGTCGTCGTCCAGCACAACGGGCACATCGTGATGCGCGCCGCTGACGGCGACCGCGCGTGGACCTTCATATCCATGGGCGACGTCCTACAGATGCACGCCCACGGATGGCACGGCCAGATCATCACCCCGACCCATGCCCGCGCGCTCGCCCTGGCGCTAGTCGCCTGGGCAGACCGAATCGAGCCGCCGCGATGACCGCGAACCTGACCCTCACGGACCTGTTTTGCGGGGCGGGCGGGTCGAGCACCGGGGCTATTCAAGTTCCGGGCGTTGAGGTAAAGCTTGCGGCCAATCATTGGGATCTGGCCATTCAGACTCATAACGCGAATCATCCCAACACCGACCACCTGCTAGCCGACATCTCGCAGACCGACCCCCGGTACATCCCGCGCACCGATCTACTCTGGGCCAGCCCAGAGTGCACGAATCACAGCAGGGCCAAGGGCCGCAAACGCATCTACCAGGCCGACCTGTTTGGCGACACCTTGCCTGACGAGGCCGCCATGCGGTCCCGGGCAACCATGTGGGACGTCGTGCGCTTCACCGAGGTCCACCAGTACAGGGCGATCCTCGTGGAGAACGTCGTCGAGGTCGTCGACTGGGCACCCGAGGGTGCACCCGCCGGAGTCCTGTTCGACTCATGGCTGCACACGATGCTCTCGATGGGTTACGAGCACCGGGTCATCTCGATGAACTCGATGCACGCCCAGGCTCAGGGCCTCCCAGCACCCCAGTCCCGCGACCGCGTCTACATCGCGTTCTGGCGCACGGGTGAGCGCACCCCGGACTTCGAGCACATGCAGCGACCCCGCGCGTACTGCCCGTCGTGCACCGAGGTCGTCGAGTCGGTCCAGTCATGGAAGCGCACCGGGGCGCGCACCGGGCGCTACCGGTCCCAGTACGTCTACCGGTGCCCGAAGCGGTCGTGCCGTGGTCAGGTCGTCGAGCCCGCGTGGCTGCCGGCGTCGTCGATCATCGACTGGTCCCTGCCGGGGCAGCGCATCGGGGACCGTGACAAGCCGTTGGCTGAGAAGACGATGCGGCGCATCCAGATGGGCATCGACCGGTACTGGTCCCCGCTGCTGGTCGAGCACGGTGGCAACGGGTACGACGCGGCTGACGTGAAGCACCCGAGGTTCATGGACCCGTCGTCGTACTACCGGGCGTGGCCGCTGTCGGAGCCGACGCAGACGATGCACACCCGTGAGTCGAAGGCCCTCGCCTACGCCCCCGTCATGGTTCCTGTCGAGGGCCGCGACGGTAAGGCGCCAGCTTCGATGCTGTACCCGATGCGGACCATGACGACCCGCTCCGAGACGGGCATGATGCTGCCGCCGTTCCTGACCGAGTTGCGCGGCGGTGGGTCCACTGTCCGGGCCGCATCTGAGGCCCTGTCCACGGTCTCCGCTGGTGGCAACCACCACGGGCTCGTGACGTCGTTCTACGGCCACGGCGGGACGGTTCCGACGTCCCGCGCGCTCCCCACCGTCACGACATCCGAGCGGCACGGGCTGGTCATGCGGATGAACAACAACCCCGGCGAGGACCAGTCGTCCATGACGACCCCCACCACCGAGCCCGTCCGCACCTTGACGACGAAGGGCCAGCAGGCGCTCCTCACCGGCCGCACCGTCGACATCGACGACGTGCACTTCCGCATGCTCGAACCCGGCGAGATCAAACAGGCGATGGCGTTCCCCGCCGCGTACATCATGCTCGGCAACCGCCGCGAGCAAGTCAAGCTCAGCGGCAACGCCGTCACCCCACCAGCGGCCCGCGACCTCATCGCAACCATTGTCGAGGCCATCACCGGGGAGACGGCCGCATGACCGCCCGGACATTCAACCTCACCATGCCCATGAGCCAGATGCACTCCTCCAACGAAGGCGGCCACTGGGCCATCGAAGCCGGCAAGCGCAAGATCATGCGGCAGATGGCAGGATACGCAGCCCGCGGCCTCGACCCCATCCCCGGCAAAGCCACCCTAACCGTCCTCTTCGCATTCCCCGACAAACGCCACCGCGACCTAGACAATTACTCGTTGAAGGGCGGCATCGATGGTGCCGTGGACGCTGGACTAATCACCGACGACCACAGCGCCGTGCTCAAACCAATCACCCGCGACGAGGGCGTCGGACGCTCACCCAAGGGCTTCGCGGTGCTCACATTCACATTCTCGGAGGTCGAAGAATGAGCCGAAAGAGAGTACAATCGGGAGCGAAAGACGCGGCCCCGGATCTGACCCCGGAACCGCGTCGCGACACCCCGTCAGAGCGGAGCATCGAGATGAAGTCTACAGCCCTACTAGACCCAGCGCGGCAGGTTGCGCTCATTAGATCCATCGCGTCCTACGCGACCGGGCGTGAAGCTGCCGCCCTCGCCGAGATCGCCGCTGTCGTCAACGGCGCCGGCATCCACGACCTGCTCGAGATGCGGGGCGTGTGATGCCTCGCGACCACACACGGATCAACCTGGCGATCTGGAACGACGACGACTTTCTCGACCTTCCTCCCCTGGCTCAACACCTGTACTTCGTCCTGTGGACACACCCCGACCTCTCCTACGCCGGCGTCGTCGACTGGCGCCCGGCGCGCCTCGCCCAGCGCTCCCACGGGTGGACAACGGAGGACGTCATCCTGGCCGGGAAGTGCCTCGAGGCTCGTCTCTTCGCCGTCATCGATGAGGAGACAGAGGAGTGCCTCATCCGGTCATACTTCCGATTCGACGGGCTCCTCAAGCAGCCGATCATGGCCGTCTCGTTTGCCAACGCACGGGCCGCCGTGTCGTCCCGGGACATCCGCGGAGTGATCGTCCACGAGGCCCGCAAGCTCCACAAGTTGGAGCCGAAACTACCCGGATGGACCCGGCCGCAGGTCCAGGAACTTCTCTCCAAGGAGCCGATTGACCCCCGGACCAGGGCACTCCCCAAGGACCCGCTAACCCCTGGCCTAACCCCTGCGCTAACCCCTGGCCTAACCCTAAAGGCAGGGGTAGGGGTTTACCCCTGCCCTAACACCCCCCCTATTCCTGTTCCTGTTCCTGTTACGAAAGAGTCAGGCACCACAACCGCCGACGCACCCGCTGACGCGGGCGCCAAGACGCGGCGAGGGGCACGCATCCCAGAGCCGTTCGTCGTCACCGACGAGATGGTCCAGTGGGCCAAGACCAACACGCTGGGACTGGATCTCGATCGCGTCACCGCGAAGTTCGTCGACTACTGGGTTGCGATCCCGGGAGCGAAGGGAACGAAGCTCAACTGGGAATCGACGTGGCGTAACTGGCTACGCCGCGAGGCCGAGTCCCACGTCCAGCCCCAGGCGCCCGATCGTGGCCGCGGATTCTGGGCAAAGCCGGTGACGTCATGACCGACCCATACGACGACGCCCCGACGATGACCCGCGTCATCGCGGACGACGACGCCGAGCGGTATGTCCTGGGCTCGATGCTCCACGGCCGCCGTGTCCTCGACGACCCCGACACGATCCTCGACCCGGCCGACTTCAACAGCCCGCGACATGAGATCATCGCCGCCGCCGTCCTGGCGATGCACGCACGCGGGGTCGGCGTCGACCCGGTGACCGTCGCAGCCGAGCTGACCCGAACCGGTGACCTGGCGTGGGCCGGTGGGGCACTCGCCATCTCCGACCTCTACGCCGCCCCGGTCACCCCCGTGAACGCGGCGTACTACGCGCGGATCGTCCGAGACAAGGCGACCCTGCGCCGCCTCGAGGCCGCATGCACCCGCGGTGTCCAGCTCGCCCGGACAGGGGAGGGCGACCCGGCCGACGTCGTCGAGATGGTCCGCGGCGAGGTAGACGCCGTCGCCCACCAGGACATGGCGACCGTGACCATGATCTCCGACGAGATCGACGAGTACATCGAGAGCCTCGAGGCCGAGATGGCACCCGGGATCCCGACGCCCTGGCCGGACCTGAACTTCCTCATCGGCGGCTGGCGGCCGGGGAGGTTGTACGTCGTAGGGAGCCGACCTTCGGTTGGCAAAACGATCATGGGCCTACAGGCTGCGATAGGCATGGCCCGCCACGGTCGAGCTGCGTTCTACAGCCTCGAGATGCCGCGCGACGAGATCCGTCACCGGATCGTCGCCCAGATCGCCGGCGTCCAGATCGACGACCTCGAGCGCCCAGGACGGCACCTATCCGAGGAGCAGTGGGCGCGGATCTCCCGCGCCCGCGGCGTCCTCACGGACCTGCCGTTGGCGATCGACGACCGGGCGGTCCTGCGGCCCGTGGACATCCGGGCGCACGCCCGCACCCTGTCCCGTCGCGGCCCGCTGGCCGGGCTGGTCGTGGACTACCTGCAACTCATGTCCGGCCAGCGTGGGGACCAGCGCAAGCGCTACGAGCAGGTGGGCGAGTGGTCGCGGTCGCTCAAGTTGCTGGCGAAGGAGCTCGACGTGCCGGTGATCGTGCTATCCCAGCTGAACCGGGAGATCGAGCACCGGTCGAACCCTGAGCCGACCCTGGCGGACCTACGGGAGTCGGGGTCGATCGAGCAGGACGCCGACGTGGTGATTCTGCTGCACCCAGTGTCCCCGGATGGTGACGGCCCGGACATGGACGACGTGCGGGCTGGTGTGGCGAAGAACCGTCAGGGGAGGACCGGGATGTTCACGCTTGTGCGCCGCGGCGAGTTGGCGCGGTTCGACTCCAAGGTCCGGCCCGGCCAACTCACGTCTACCCCGGCTGAGGAGCGTTACCGATGATCGCCACGACGTTCAACGACGAGATCGAGGTGACCCTCGCCACCCTGGCGGCCGGGCCCGTGCGCTGGCCCGTGCTCAACCACGAACCCCGACAGCCGATCTCACCGGTCAAGCGTGCGCTCATCCATCAGCGCGACGGCGGACGGTGCATCTATTGCGGATCCCATGAGTACGGGCTCGTCCTCGACCACATCATCCCGCGTTCAGCGTTCCTCCCGGCCGAAGTGATCCAGATCGGGGACCGATCGGACAACTTGCAGGGAGCCTGCTGGACCGACAATGACGCCCGCTCGAACTTCCGGCGCGCGGACAGGAAGCGACCCGGCGTGACGCTGGCGTGCTGGGACTGCACCAATGACACATTCGAGCCGGACGAAATCCCATGGCTCGAGTCCCCGGTCCTGGCCTACTGCGGGAAGCACGGCGGGATCTCCTACGTGCCCGACGTGGGGTGGCTCCTATGAGCGCATCGGGTGATTCCCAGTGACCGCCGTCCTGGTCCTGTCGGTGGCGCTTCCCGTCCTGGCCGTCCTGGCCGTCGTCGTGGCGGACACGTGGGATGGCTGGCGGTTCCGGGGCCGGTTCGACTGCGGGTGTCCGTGGCCGCCGGAGGACGACGGACCGTGTGTGGTCGTGTGCCCGCATGGGACGTGGCAGTTCCGGGCGTGGACGGACTGGCGGGGCAGGGTGCAGGACGCATGGGAAGTAACCGACGAAGGGAAGCGCGATGAGTGACTACACCCCGACGACCAGAGAGGTGCGCGAAGGCTATGCCTCGTGCGCTGGCTTCGACCGCTGGCTGGCTAAGTACGTCCGGCAGGTCGAGGCAGACGCCTCCGGCCCGTGCAACCACGAACACGCAACTGAGCGACTGGCTCACACGACCCTGCTCGACCGCGACTCGGCGCGGGCTCTGCTGGACGTCCTCGCCGCCTACCGTGTGGACGGGATCGCGGAGGCGTGGGACAGGGGCTACACGTCCGGTCACAGTCGGGCCATGCGCCGGATGAGCGACGAGCCGAACGTCGAACCGGGAGTCAACCCGTACCGCACCGCCCTGTCCGAACCGACCGAGGGAGAGAGTCATGAGCACTGACCCGCTACAGACGAGGCTCGCTGCGATCTGGGACACCGCGATGGGCGACGGGAACGGGCTGGCAGCCGCCGCCGCTCTGTCCCAAGCGGTAACTGCCGCCTGGGGCGAAGTCGCGGGCACGGGTCCGGGGTGGGTGCAGGACACTGCCCTGGATCTGCTGATTGCCCCCGGCGCTGATCCCGGCCCCGTGTGGCTCGCAGTCGCGTCGAACACGCTTGGCGCCATGCTCCGCGAGTCACGTGCGGAGGTGACCCGATGACCGATGACCTGCGCGCTGGGATCGAGGCGCTGGTGAATGGTCCAGACCGCACCGTCGGGATGAACTTCATGGACGCGTACATCGACCTGAGGGGAGCGCTCAAATCCCTCCTCGCCGCTCACCCGGTGCAGGACGAGGGGGCGGGTGAATGCCCCTTTGACCGCACCGGCGAGGTGCGGGATGAGTGGGGCATCCAGTGGGACGGCGATCCGAAGATGGGCGGCGGGTTCCACGTTCAGGGCCTCGGACAGACATGGCCGACCGAGGCCGAAGCACGGACCGTTGCCGACCGGGTGCTGAACCGTAAACCCAGCCAGCGGATCGTTCACCGCGTCGCATCAGCCTGGACCGTCGTCTCTGAGCACCCGGA